ACATCTTCTGTATACGCATCTTTTATTTCAAAATACGAACTACCACTTGGTAAATATTTTGGTGTTACTTGATTTGTAGTGGTTGACGACCAAGTTTTTGCAGGAAATCTTTCTCTACCAACAACTCTAAATCTAACTTTAGAATCCTCTTGATACTCTGGTCTAAGTTCTTTCATATACACTTCTAAACTATGTAAGTCACTACCAGTTAATGGACTCAACGAACCAGTATTCCACGCAGTATCATTCCAAACTACCTCAAGTTTTGGTGGATATATAGTATGAGTTTCACGTGAAAAAAATCTAAAATGACCTAACTTAGTAGTACTACCTTCTGCTAAAGTAGAATCTGAATTACCAACGCTACCACTTCTTTTCAATATAAATCCGTCATTCGGATAAGAAGACCCACTACTAATCCAGTTGTTTACAATACCAGTTACATCCATTCTAACATCACTAGCTTCATTAGTAAATGATTGAGAAGCTTCTAAGGTATATGCACCAGAAGTTCCATTAAACCATGTTCCACCAGTATCATTAGTACCATCAACCCATTGGTCATTCGCTGTCGGGCCCGTTCTAAACCTCCAAGACGCACCATCGGTAATTGGTGGCCAATCAAGGTATCTTCCCTCTCCATTTTCCCAAGATTGACTAACGGGATATGCATATAACACATCACTTGAACCCAATTCTTGTGAATTAGCATCATACAAATTCAAATAGTATTCAGCATCAGATGGTATCAATCCACTATTAATTGACTCTGATATGTACGTTAAATCAAACTGAATTAAAGCTCTGGAAACATTTATTTGTGTACCAGAATCATTCATATCTTTACGTACTTCTAATATTTCATCAAGACCAGTATTCTGACTTGATGTTGCATTTCCTTCATATAAAGTTGTATCTTTTGTAGCAAATTCAAAATAATGCATTATATTACACTCCCTACTACTTGACCTTTTATATCACTATCTGGGTATTTTAATTCAAAAATACAAGGGTCTAATGATGGATATATTACACCATTTTTATAAGCCGCTCCCATATCATATATGTGACCAGAGTAACCATTTGAAGTTCTCCACTTGTTTATTATACGAACTGGTAATTGTACTGGGTCACCAGGGCCATCACCATCTAAATCAATTGAGAATGGTATTAATTGAGCTACTCCATCAACCAATGATATCTGATATGATATGTCTGCTACCATTATTGGTTGGTTAATTTCCCATCTATCAACATCAAAAAAGTCTTTAATCTTCTGAATACACTTTAACAATACTTCTTCTTTATTGTATCCAGATTTAGTCATAATTTTAAAATCAACACCTATATTAACAATCCACGCATCTTTTAAATTTATAGCATCAGTTACCATTCTATACTGACCAAGGTAATTTTTTAAGTTTTCCTTTACGGCTACATTAGTAGTAGCTAAATTTTTATTATTATCATAACCAAGTAAATACATATTTAATGCTAATGGATTGGGTATTCTTGTAGGAACTTTTGGAGCTCCAGTTTCTGGTGAGTCATCTTGTCCATATAGACTTTTATCAATACTCCAAATACCAGTACCATCATTTGCTTCCTTTTGGAATTGGAATTGAGCTCCTTCTAATTGTTCGTCAGGAACTATGTACGCTTTAGCTATAGCACCATATTTAGCAGGCATAGAATACGCTCTAATTATATAATCATATTTAGTAACAGTCCTTCCTTGAGCTTGAAAATGAGCTAATGCGTTTTGTTTTATCTCTACAACACTTTCTTTACCTTTACCACCACGTGCTGGATTTGGATTGATAACTCCAAGTGAATTTCTTGTTTGGGTTACAGTAGCACTATTAAGACCAGTAGAAGTTAAACTAATATTCTTTTCTTTTATTTCAAGAATAGAACCCTCGGCTACATTATGACCCACGCCGCCTCCATGAGCATATTTTATAGTTAATATTGTATTACTTGGAGCTAATCCATACGCTTTTGTTTTTAAAAAGTTAGCCGGGTCAAATGTTCTATCTAACATAGAAACACCTTCTGGTAAAGAAGAACCTACATTATCTGGATTTGGTATGATTTCCTCGTCGGCTCCCGATGAAATACCAGCTCCAAATCGTAATTCCATTCTACCATCGGTTCTTACATACTTTGTAAATCTCCTTGGTGTTTTAATTAATTTAATTAAATAAGGAACATCATCTGAATATTGTGATAACTCTGGGTCTGCACTATCTGCATTAGATACATCATCAAATACAATATCTTTTGCTAAAAAATCTACTTCATACCAATTATTACCATCATTATCGGTAACAGACATAATATCAGTAACATTGGGTTTAGCTAACGCAATTCTATCATATTTTTTAGCTGTACCAAAGGTAAATGTTTCAGTTGTTATATCACCACTATATACAGATGCAGTCTTTTTTAAAAGATATTTACTTGGGTCTGTACCAGAAGTTTCATATATAGTAGTTGAACGTGGTGCTACAGAACTTGAATTTGCAAAATCAATATCTTCTTGCATTCTAAATATAATACCACTTGTTGATTTCATTTGAGTACCATTTAATACTTTCATAGCGTATCTATAATCTGGTCTAATAGTATCACCACTACCTATAGCTGGAACAGTTTGAAATAAATCTACTTTTGTTGAAGATGGTGTAGCTAACTTTGGTTTATACCCCAATGATTGAGCTATTTCAAAAACATTTTCTATTTCTTCTGCATAAGATAACAAAGATTCTTTGAATCTATCATCAATATAATAAGACAATACATCCCCAACATAGGCTGCCATTTCAATAAACATCATACCTGGGTCTGACTCATTAAAATCATTAAATGTGTTAGGAAAGTATGTTTTAGAAAAATCTATTAAACTATCTTTAAAGTTTGAAAAATCTTTACTAAGATATTTTACTTCTTTTTTTTCTGATTTTGCCGGTGTAGCCATTTAAATCTCCTAAAAATTGGAAAAGAAAGTTAATTGTAAAGAATCAAATACGCCTGGTTCTATAGTAACACCAAACTCTAATGAAACATCAATTTGATTTGGATTCTGTTCATCTACGATAACATCAATTCTATTAACAACTACGTGTGGTAACCACATTTTTATAGCATCTTTAATAGCTTCTTCCACTTTCATTGTTGTATCACTTTGAATTGGGTCAAACAAAATAGAATATAAATCAGAACCAAACTCTGGCAAAAATGGTCGTTCACCTTTCATTGTCAATAATAAATTTTTTATATTATGTGACGTTTGTTCTAACGTTGTTTGTGTTTGTTGAAAAAATCCAGACGTAGACCTACCAAGTGGAAATGATAATCCAATCCAAGTATCTGGGTTTAAATCATTTTCTAATGCACCCATTTACTATTTTCCTTTTTTATTATCTATAGCTTTCATTACTTCACTATAATCTCTTGTTAAAGCATTTTGAACATGGTCAGGAACATCTTCAACATTAACACCCGCTTTTCTTATAGTATCAACTGCTCCCATTTCTCTTTTACCTTCGTCTGATTTACCATATCCCATTAATTCACCAACGCGATTACTATCAAATGTATCACCAGTCATAGTTGGATATTCTTCATAACCAGATTTATTTGATACAATTCCGCCTTTAGTTTCATTAAGAATTTTATTTATAGTCTCATTGTTTGAATAAGTGACTTCTTCTTTAATTTCACTATCATCTGGTGGAATAAATTCTTTTGATAAAGATTTTAAATCTACCGTTTCATCTTTAAAGTCCTCTTTAATAAATATCTCTTTTAATTGTTTTGGTAGTTCTTCTTTAACTTTCTTTTCTACTATTTTTTCAATAATGTTTATAAATCGTTTTTTATTCATAACAATCTCCTATTAACCTTTAACTCCAGCTACACCCGTTGGAACTTGTAATACAAATCCACGAGCTTCAGCTTCTTTATTACTTCTTTTAGCGGTGGCTATTAATTGACTGCCTGGAGCCCTTCCACCATATTTCTCATCAGCCTCTGCTCTCATTTCTTCATTAGTCATATCTGTAAATGTCCATGTTTGATTTTCTCTCATTTTTCGTTGAGTTTTATCATCAGTATAAATCCAAGCGGTAAAACTTTCAGGGCCAGTTTTAACAACATCACCATCATTTAAAAATTTTCCAGCTTTTACATTCTTTCCATTTACAGTTACAATACCTGATGTTTTCATTATAATAGCTTTGGCCATAACTATCCTCTTACTCCTGCTGTTGCTGTTA